AGCAGATAAGCCGTTTTACCGTTGGCAATACAGATATACCCGTTTTCTCCGTGGTTGGTCAGTTCAAAGCGTACCGGCACGGGTTGAGTACCCTCATTGACCACGTTGAGGGCGTCAGTTACCGGCGTTGCGATAAGCATGGTCAACTGGATATAGTCCAAATAAACGTCCGTTTCGCCCGTGCTTGATTTTCCATAGATATCAACGTATAGACTGCCGCTACTGTCTACATAGCTAAAGAATTCATCTGATGTCTGATAGCTCAACTCAAGCATTGCCGATTTAGCCTGCGTATGCTTTACTGCGTCCGCCCACCCAGTAGCGGGCTTATAGGCTTGAGCATAAAAACCGTTGTTGCCATAGCCCCAAATCTTGATGTTTGCCGAGCTGACGTTGTTTTTTACCCAGTTCAAACGCTCAACGTTTCCGGCAATTCCATATTTGGCAAAAAAGCCGGGTTGAGCTTGCTCGATTGCACCTACTACGTTCAGCTTGGTCACGAAATGCGGTACCTGATAGCGCCATAGATTTTGCGGCCTGATGATAGTCGTCCAGTCGCAATAATTGCCGTTGCCGGCGGCATCGTTGGTGTATCTTAACCGCACCCTCAAGCGCTTGTTGGCCATGCCATTTGTCCAGGGCAATTCGCCTTCAAAGCCGCACACGCCACTACCGGCTATGTTTGAGTGCGTCTGTTGGATATCCGGACGAGCGGTCAGCGTAACTTTAAGCCGACTATACTCGTGGTGGCTGCTATCCTCATCGGTCACTATGATATAGGCGTATTTGCGCCATGTTGACGAGTTATCGACATGCCAGCCTTTAATCTTGAGTTTGTCGCCCTCGATCTTGATACTGTCCAATCCGCCACTTTCAGTTGCGTACAACTGGAAGTTGGCCAAAGAATTATCATACTCACTCTTTGCAGCACTTGAAGCGCAATGGCCGTTCAAACTACCAAGATAGCCATACTCAAGCTGAGTAAGCTCTTGCGTATAGTAGCTTGGCGGTTCGATTGACCCGTCCCCTAACACATGCCCCTTATAGATCGTATGTGGTACAGGCGATGTCTTGCCTGCTACCTTGTCGGCCATATCCACGCTGATTTGTTGCGTGGCCGTCTGGTCGCCAAACGTAAAAACATCTTCTTTATTTGCGTATGCGTATGGATCAAAACACGTAAATTCAAAACTGGAAACGACCGATAATCTGCCACCCTCCGGTGTATCGGCATCGGAAAGTGTCCCGATGAAGTATTTATCCGAATCATCAGCAAAACTGATTTTTTTGTTTTCTCCGCTCAGAATTTGATTGAGCTTGTAGTAAATTTCCCTGAAACGTTGTGGCGTTTCTGCATCGATTTGGTATTTGACCGTAATTTTACGTGGTTCTCTGCGTTTTTTCTGCAGCGTTGAGCCGTCTTGATTGCCGACTGTCACGGTGGTTAGGCTATAGCCGACCAGCTCGCGTCCGGTCACTTGCAATGTGGTAAATTCCGGAATTGCCTGGTCAAGCGTTACACCATCTACCGTTACCGCCTCGGGTGATAGCCATGTATCGCCTGTCATATCGTGGTTATTTAAATCGATAAAATCGTACATATGCTACCTCCTATCTATTGCCATACAAACGTTGACTGCGTGCTTGTCTGCGGTTTAACTCGTCTTCTAGCGGTTGCGCCGTAACCTTGGCGATTGTTTTGCCGTCAAGGTTAACGGGAACTTCTACGGTAATCGTGCTATGCATGTTGACATCTGCACTGTATGCTTGAGCAAATGCCGTGTTAAAGCCGTCTGTTGCCAATGCTGACCAATCGTTTGCCGGCTTGACTACCGCACAATCTGCCAATGCTTGAGCCGCCTTGGCTACCATGTCTTTATTGCCTGTTAAACCGTTGGCAAAACCGGCAACAACGTAATAACCGACCTGGTCACGCATGACACGTGACGGCGAGTGAATGCCCAGCGCCGACTTGGCTGCTTTAAGCGCACTCTTAGCCATGTGAGCAGCAGCAGAAACGGCACTTCCAATCGCACCTCTAATACCTTTGACAAACCCCATGACGAAGTTTCGACCGGCACTGAACAACGAACTAGCACGGCTTCTTACGGCGCTGATGGCTCTACTCATACCGCTACTGATAGCACTTATGACACCGCCAAAAGCACCACGAACTACACCACTCAAAGAGTGCCAAATGCCGCTGAACGCTGATTTTACGTCATTCCATGCAGCTCGCCAGTTGCCTTTGATAGCGTTGGTAACCGCTCTGATAATGCTTGCAACCGCATTGATGCATGCAGATACGATCGTGATCATAGCGTTCCATACGCCGGATACAATCACTTTAATACCGTTCCAGAAATCTTTCCAAAGTGTCTTGATAACGTTGGCCACGTTATTAATAACGGTTTTAACCGCATTGATAGCTGTACCGATTACGGTTTTGATCGCATTCCAAATATTGGATGCAACGTCTTTAATACCGTTCCAAAGCCCGGACCACCAATCGGTAATGCCGGACCATGCAGACTTTACGCCATTTACAACCGGTGTTACCACCGTACCGACAAAACCGTTCCATACGGAGGATGCGAAGTCAACGATGCTTTGCCAAAGTCCGCTGAAAAAGTCAGTTATACCCGACCATACAGACTTAAAGAACTCGACCACGGGTGTTACGACAGTTGTTACAAAGCCATTCCAAACTGTGGATGCAAAGCCGGTGATAGTCTGCCATAAGTTGCTGAAGAAGTCGCTGATGCCTTGCCAGGCTGACTTAACGCCTTCGACAACTGGATTTACAACGTTAGTCACAAACCCATTCCAAACGGCTTGAGCAGCGTTTGTGATAGCGTCCCACAAAGTCTGGAAGAATTCTTTGAGTGCATCCCATAGGTTTTTAAACGCGTCAATCACTGGTTGAATCGAGGTCAAAAACGATTGCCAATATGGTGATACTGCGTCAACGATAGATTGCCACAAATCGCTAAACCATTGCTTTACTCCGTTCCACGCGTCCTCTATACCTTGAACTGCTGAGCTGGCCGCGTCCTTAATTCCACTCCAAATACTGCCGAACCAGTCTTTAATACCGCTCCATGCGTTTTTAACCGCATCGGCCGCCTGAGATACCTTGTCGGTAATTGCATCCCACGCTGACGATGCCAACTCTTTGAGCTTGCTCCAGGCGTTGCTGAGGGAGTCCGTGAACTCGCCCCATAATTTTTTGCCAAGCTTAGTTTTTGTAAAGAAGACTACCAGTGCGGCTACTACCGCACCAATGGCAACCACAACAAGCGTAATCGGATTTGCCGCCGCGATAACCGCACCAATTGCACTGGCAATGCCCGTTATGGCGTCGCCTACGTACATAGCACCGATTGCAAGCGTGCTGAATGCGTCGCTCACCACGCCCGCAATCGTGCCGATTTTGGAAATAACTTTAAGGAACGTCTTCCAACCAGTCGAGATGGTGGTTATCGTTTTAACCGTGGTAGATCCGACTTTAATCGCCGCCCACAAATAAAGCAAAGCCTTGGCAGTTGCCCTTACCCCGTCTTTGTGGTCTTCCAAAAACTGGAAGAATGACATAAGAGAACTTTTAACGTCGCTGCATACCTTTTTAATTGTCGGCAATTCCTGCTTGAGATACTGTAAAGCTACTTCAGTTCCCTTAGATACGATAGGTCCGATTGCCGTGAATGCATCGTTGATCGTGTACTTAAGGCCGTCCAGTTGCTGAGCAATCGACCCAAAACCCGCTTTTGCAAACCCATCATTAATATAGGTAATCATGTTAGCTAAATTTTTAACGACGGATGCCTTTAAATTGGCAAAAGACGTGCCAATTCCGGCACTGTTTTTGCGTGCAAGTTCCGCAAAACCGTTTTGAGCACCGTTTAACTCAATAAATTTATCGTTGAGCTGGTCAATGGTGATTGAACCGTCTTTTAATGCTGCATACAAATCCTGTTCTGCTGATTTGCCCGTGAACCCGAATGCGTTGGCCACCTTGCGCAAGGCAATCGGCATGGTTTCCATCAATGTGCGATACGACATCAAATCGACCTTACCAGTCGATAACATTTGCGTATACTGGATCAAACCACGGCTTGCGTCTGCGGTTGAAGCACCGCTTGCCAAAAACGCATTGTTAAGCGCCACGGCTGATTGAGCAGCTTTTTTAGCTGAGCCGGTCAACGGCCCCAGTTGCTGAGCACTGGCCGTGATTTCATCAAGCGAAGTCGGCAGTCCGTCAATGCCTTTTTGAAGAATTTTTGAAGATTTTGCAACGTCACGTGTACTATAACCCAGTGCTTTCATAACAATCGGGTACTTGTTCAACGTGTCGAAACGGTTGATTGCACCGCCTAAACTGTCCTTGACCACGCCTAAAGCAGAGCTGGCAACTTTGCTGGCAACGCCGAACAAGGCACCGAATTTGATTGCACTCATTCCGGTGTGATTTGTAGCCGTGGTCAATCCTTCCAAGCCTTTCCGGGCGTTGCTTAAGCCTTTGCTAAAGCCATTGTCATATGCCCTCAAAACGGCCGTTAAACCTACTTCTGTCATTGCTTGTCCTCCTTTCTACGCCTTAATTCCCATTCTTTTTGCCTTTGCTGAATCTGTTTGGCCACGTTGATACGCTCCAATCTGTCTGACGTGTACCAATCTTCGTAATGGCTGCGCACACCGTCGATAGCCTTATCAACATCAAACACTTCATCGGGGCCTTTGAATTTATACCGCTTGCCGTTGTTACTTTTGGCGTCACGTGTATAAAATGCGAGTTGCCATAGGTGTTGCTGCGTGGTTATCTCTTGCAGCTGATAGGCCTCCATTCTGATTTGATACTCTCGCAAGGTCATGCGTTCAATATCATCAAAATCAGTAATGCCCAAATATGCTATACAGTTGAGCTGGATATCGTAATATTCCTGTTCGGGCGTCAGCCTTGATTTTCTGTTGCCGCTGCCTTCATCGCTTGTAAAGGGCGCTTTGTCACGTTCGACTTTTCGAGTTCCGCAACAAGCTTTTCTGCGAGCTTATCCCAGTCTTCTACTTCGTTTTCCAAGTAGGCGTCAACGTCTTCTTGCGTTGGTCTGCCGACTTTAACATGAGCAGTAGCAGCATAAATGACGTTTGCGATTGCAACCGGATCAGCACCGATCAAGCTGGGGATTGTTGTCTGCAAAGCCATGCCTAAGTTGATGCCTTCTTTTGTCGCCACGCCGGCAAGATGATTGAGTTCACGCACAAATGCCATGCCAAAAACCAGTGCTACGTTATGACCATTAATTTTTAATTCCATGTTTTTGTCTCCTTACTAAAAAAAGAGCGCCCTAAAAAGCGCCCTTATGCTATTTATCTATTACCTGCTAAGCAGCACCCGAACCGTCTTCGCCATTAGTGCCGTCATTTTTGAGCAAGCCCTGGAAAATATAGTTAATCTGCTCACGCAAACCGTCGGGAATCTTTGTATACCCGTCTTTTGGCTCACCATCAACCGCCACTTCAAATTCTCTTGTCCCGTTATCGTCCGGATCGCCCGATTCGCTATCCTTGGAAATCCGGCCGCGCATATAGTGTGCAAATACTTTCTTGCCGTCGGTGCCGAGCATGCCGAGCTTCACAAACCAAAATTCAAGCGTTGTCTTATCCACCAAAGACTTGTGCAGTAAATCAAGCGTTTCTGACGTGCTATCCAACGTTTCAAAACTAAAACTTGTTTCAAGACCGCCTACCTTGGCCACGTTGCCCGACTTTGTAGCGGTCGAATCACTGTCGCGTGACAGTTCAAAATCCGTTGACGTCAGATAAGGCACCATTTTAGCGTCTTCTGTTTTTGCTTTTGCGAGGTCACGCACCATGACGATGCCGTCAAAGCCTTGCAAAATCTTTAAATCATTTGCCATGTCTAGTCAAATCCTTTCAATTTAAAATCGTTTTAATTCAAGCGTCAATGCCCCGCGGTGGTAAATCACGTTGGGTACGCTCGTATCCATGCTTAGCTGCTTGTTCTGATTGCCGAAATAAGCATAGAACTGGTAGTTTGCCGTTTTGATAATGCCGGGCTTAATCAGACTGTAGATTTTGTCCGTCAATTCTGCCACGTCAATGCGTTGCTTGCGTGTGCCCCACACGTCGATATCAATCGTGTACGTGCCGCCAATTCGCATTTTAGTAGCACTGGAAATGGTGCTGACGTTGCCCACACAGATAATCGGATAGTCTACCTTCTCTTTTTCGCCTGGCAAGTAATCAAACGTGCTTTTTTGCCTCAGCTTTAAACATTCAGCATAGAAATAATCGTATAACTCTTGTTCGGGGCTCATTTATCTTGCCACCCCACAATCTTTTCTAGATCTGCCTTGAAGATACGCTTTTGAACGTCAAGAGCCGGCTTGATTGCCGGTTCCTTGGCCATGAAGCGTGTCCCGTTTTCCAGATAATTAATGTAGTTGGTGTTGACGGTAACTCGCCCTTCGAGCCCCATAACAGACATGGTGGTCTGCCGAGCGGTGTTGCCCGTCCAATAGCCTTTAATATAGGCTTTACGTTCGTTCGACAGTGCTCGTTCGTGCATCTGCATTGTGTTCTTGCGTACCGCTTTGCGGATTGCGGCTTTCTTGCCGCTTGCTTCCAACATTTTCTGCAGCTTTTTGGTACCGACCCATTCGATTGTTACTCTACTCATTGACATCACCTACTATCAGTGTTGTACCGTGCGACAAATCACGCGACGTAACCGCCTTATAGTGTTTGCTGCTATCGTCAATCGTCAGATATGACCACTCAAAAGCGACCGGACTAAGCAGACGTACCACTTTGTTTGTGGTCTTGACGTCACCAAACACTTCAGCGCTGCGGTTAGTGCCTACGTCGGTTACGTTTGCCGGTGTGGTAGCGACAAGAGTTATACCACCCTCATACCCTACACCCGGCACGTAATGCTCAGCTGATTCTGACCAAAACTTTACCGTTGACTCAAACCTCATCGCTACTCACCTCGCTTTTTATAAGGGTCAAAGAAACACCCTCGACCCAGTGTCTGCGCATTCTTGCCGTTGCGTTCTTTCCATGCATCAATATCACTTTGGAAATCGTCAAAATCGTTGCTGTTGAACGTAATCGATTCCCCTTCCTGCGCATATGACGTCATGCCCTCGTTTTTCAGGCGGTTGAACCGCTTGACGCATACTTCAAGGGCGATATAACTCAAATCGCTTGGAAATTCCTCAGACGATACAAGAGCGAGCTTAAACCGCAAGGCTTGCACGGTAGTTTTGATGATAAGGTTGAGCAACGCGTCGCGGGTATCGTCAGCCAAGCCGAGCATGGTTTTAAGTTCCGCTAAATCAATCACGTTGTTCATCGGTTAGCCCCCTACACTTGCGGCGTTTCGGTTGCTGCTTTGAAAGTTACGACAACTACTTTAGAATCATCGTAAAGGTATGCAGCATAGTGTTCATCAGCCGTGATGATCGTCTTTTTGTTGATAATGTCGCGGTCTGTTTCCACTTGTACACCACGCTTCATGATCAACTTCAAGGGTGGCGTTGACGGGTTGACCTTGAGCAAGATGCCTTCAGTGGCGCCGAGCTTGTTGGTAACAACGATCTGCACACCTTCTACGGCGTATTTAGTGTTGTTGATAACGGCATCTGCACCGATATCTGAGCCGATTTGGTTCTTCTGCGCATCTCTGCGGATTGCGCTGGCGATCTTAGGCGATGTAACCAAAACAAGCGGGGAATCGTCCGAGTCGTCGGTAAAGGTATTTACTGCGTCAAGCAAGCCGTCTACGGTAGCTGTAATCGTTGCTTTCTGTTTGCCGGCTTTGGCAGCTGCGAGCAAATCATCGTCAACTTTGTTAGCCAAAGCAAGGCCAAGTTGGCGGTTAGATTCACCGATCGGGTCGCCATATCCAGTAAGCACTGCTTCATCAGTGATTTGCGTACCTTTGCCGGCTTTCTTGACGGTAACTGATACCGACTTTGTGCCAAGCTTATCCAATGGGATTGCTGCACCTTCTGCAACATCCTTGGCATCGCCGATATAAGTAAATTTCGGCATCTTAAGTGTGTTGCCTGGGGAGCTTTCAAGCGTGGTATCTACCTGCGCTAATGGTGTAAAGCGCAATGCTTTTTCCAACGTATAAGAAATAATTGGAGCGTTGACCTCAGGGTTTACGAGGTCCGCGATTTGTGTGATTGTATCAGCCATAGTTATCTACCTCCAGTAGTAGTAAATTTTCTAAAAAGTTCGGGGTCAGCGTGGAACAAAGCGACACGTTCTTTTTGCGTCATTTGGTCAAAATCTTTTTGACTGACGGCTTTGGTCGTTGTGCCGGAGACCCTTGGTGTTCTGCCTTTTTTAAATTCTTCACGGACGCTATCTTTGATTGTTTCCGTGTAGTCAATAAAGGCCTTAACATTTGAGTAAGTGTTATCCGCGTCATCAGAAACAAGAAAGTTCAAAACGTTTGAAGGGACAACTAACCCGTTTTCTCTTAACACCTGATCAGTATCATCAAGGGTTTGTCTGCGGGCAATCTGGCTCTTTAAAGCCGCGATTTCCTTGTCCTTTTCGTCAACATCTTTTTTGGCCTTGTCCTCATCAGACAGTGTCTTAACTGATTTGCCGGATTTAAGCTTTTCGATTTCCTTCAAAGCGTTGTCCAGCTGTTCTTTGTAACTGTTTTTCTTCGATTGTTCTGCTCCAATGCGCTTTTGAAGTTTCTTAACAACCGCGTCAGAATCGACCTTGGCTTCTTTCTCCGTTTGTTCGTCAGCAACCGGTTCAGTTGCCTTGGTTTCTTCCGTTGTTTCATCAGTTACTTGATTTTCGTTTTCCATAAGTTTTTACCTCGCATTTTCCGGCTTGGGAGCCTGTTTTACTCAGTTGTTCTTTTTGCCCTGCAAGCAGGAAAAAGGGCATAAAAAAGACGGCTATCGCTAGTCGTCTAATGTTAATTCTTTATTTTCAAACCTTTTGTACACATCAATGTACAATTCGTTTTTATCTCCGTTATATGTTAATTCATAATACATACCATCAAACAATGTAGTTGATAATAAAGCTTTATTACTTTGTAAAACCTTAGTTAACCAAACTACATAAACATCATCTGAACTAATCTGTTTACCATCTGTTTTATCTAAATGATCATTAGTATATTTAACCACTTCATTTTTACATATATCTATAAATTTTCCATTATCCATAATTTCCTCCAAAAATAAAAAGCACCCACATTATTCTATGTGAATGCTTATAAAATAAACTCAACTTTTTGTCCTACTTTAAAATTTTCCATTTCATCAATCATAAATGAATAATTATCATTAGTTGGCACTCCTGTAACTTTATATTTTCTATTATCTATTACTACCAAATTCCCTAGAAGCTTCTCTGGAAGCTTATTATCAGTTACAATTACAGTCGAAAAAGAGGTATTATATACTTCACTTATTTTCATTTTCCAGCTTCCCTTTCCAGTAATTCAAATTTCTTTTAGTTTCTTCTATCTCTCTTCTAGGTATATTATACATCTTTTCTACTGATAACAAGTAATTTTGCGCCTCTATCTCTGCCTTATATTTAGAAATATCGTCATCTATTTCTCCGTTTTTAAATTGTTCAATGTGGTACAATTCTTCTAAAACTTCACTTATCGTAGGTTTATTTTGTAAGACAATCGTTGCATCACCTAAAGTCATCGCGGCAGCTCCTCGGCTTTTCAAATAGTGTTCAGCTTCGCTACCTTGCCAAACCTTGCCACCGTTCTTTCTGAATTCAGCCGTTAGTTTACGCTGTTTTTCTTTATTAATAGTGACTCGCTTCTCAGTATTTTTCTTTCGTTCTAGTCTAGATGCTTCTGCTCTATCCTTTTCATCTATCCAGTGTGCAGACAGTGCACACCGGCAGTTAGGATGTTGTGGTAACGTGGGCACGTCCTTGACAGGATACACGCCCCTACCATAACCGCTGCTACGGGATGCAATCTCTTTGCACACAACGCACGCCCTCGGTTCAGCAATCCATCTGCAATACTTCACGTCATATTCTTTGAACGATTCTAAAGTAGCTTGCGTCTGACAGCGTGCCGATTCGGTGCGTGCTATTCTTTCTGCAGCAGCTCGCATATTGCCAACGTCTTTTGTCATATGTTTGTAAAATTCTTTGGCGGTCGCTTTCGGGTTCTCGCCGCTGATCAGCACCCTTGACAGTTGCTTTTCAAGTTCCGATTTGAGGACGTCAATGTTTGACCAAATGCGGGTTGAGAAGTTGGCACTGCGTGTGTTGCTCATGATAATCTTTTGAACGTTTTCTTCGCTCCACCAGTCCATAGCGTCGGCCATGCCGGCACCCGCCAAGATACCCGACTGGCGCTCAAATTCCTTGCGTGTGTCCTCGTCAAGTTTGACGTTGAGTTCAGCGTTGATGTCTACGCCTAACTCAATCAAACGCACACCTATAAGCGACTTAAGATATTCAAGCCTGTTAATCCGCATGGTGACGTTGTACAATCTCATGCGTTCGTTGACTTCATCCGAGAAGTCGGAGTAGCCTACACGCTTGCCTTTCTTGCGCATTTTGTCAGCTTCTTTAACTACCTTTTTTGCCTCTGCTTCAAACTGTCTTATATCAGCCTTAGATACCTTCTTGCGTGCTTCGGCCAGGCTCACCCCGTCACGAGTAGCAAAGCTTTGCAATTCGCTTTGGATATCTCTGTTAATCGCGTCTATCGTGCGCTGATAGTATTTTTCAAGGCTCGTGTTAAAAGCTTTGTCATCAGCTAAATTCTGGCGGATATACTCAAAGCGTTCTTTATCTCTGTTGTTCCAGTACGTTTTGTTGCTCATCATCGTCACCGCCTACGTCTTGGCCACGCTGCATATCAACAACGCTGATAGCTGCTTGCATTTTCTGCTCATCTTCTTTATCCATGCGGTCAATTTCTGCTTTAGGATCATCGACGATAGACAAAACAGACAACTGAGTTTCCTTGCTGACCACGCCTTCAAGGTTCTTTGCGTCCGTAACCTCTTCCGACAGGTTGTTAGGCAAGTTGCGATTGAATTTGAACTTGAGGTCACGCCATGCGTCGGGCCAGTTGGTCAAGCTGAAGGCCGCCCGATACAACTTGCGCAAAGAACGTGTAAATTTTCTTTCCTTGCTTGCCGCCATATTCTGCATTGACAACATCTTATACTGCATGGCCACACCGCTCGCATTGCCTGAGAAACTGTCATCGTTGGGATTCGGGACCTTGGCAATCTGATAAATTAAGTTGGTCAGTCGGTCGATTTGGTGTTCCTGCATACCGTCCGCGTCGGGTTTTGACAGAAACTCGATCTTTGCGTTTACCGCGTCGGCGTCGGGACTGTAGATCATGCGTTGCGTCTGCAAATCGATATCCGGCAAACCGTCACCGTCTGCGTCCAGGTTAAGCCCTAACACCGATAAGTAAGCATTGTCAAAGTATTCGATTTGATTCTGTTTGCTCGATAATGTATCGTTAAGCTCGTTGATCAGCGTTGCCACGTTGTCGCATAAGCCTAACCTTTCCTCATTGTCGAAAAATTCGACCGCCGGTACTACACCGTAAACGTTCGGTCGTTCGTCAATCATGCGGGTATCACTGTACGTGGTGATTGTATCTGCCGTGTACACTTCGGACATATTCTGCGTGCCCTGGTCGCCCTGCGTTGACCAATGGCGGATAAAGGCCAAGCGCCCATGATTAATCGTGTCATCATAGATCATCACGCCATCAGTTGGCGGAATGACCGTCAAGCACGTATAACCGTCTTCGTCTTGATAAACAAGGGCATATGAACGGCCGTAAATATCGCATTGCTTGCTGATCTCGTTCAATTTGTCCTGCATCGAGTTGGTGTCGTTCCAGTCTTGCAGCCAATCGTTTTGCTGCTTGTTATCAAGCGTGATTTTAGGCGGAATGCCCATAAAGTAACCGTTGTACGTGTCTACAAGATAGTTGGCGATGTTGGCCACCAGTCGATTGTCCGGACCCGTGCGCTGTGCGTCGGTCGGTTTGTGCAAAATGTCATGATCGCCAAGGTACATGCGCATTTTGGCTTTGTAGTCCGTCAAGCCCGATGCCGTACTGCCTAAAACACCGGCACCATACACCGCATTGTGGATAACTGCGGGCGTGATTTCCACATTCTGTGGATAAATCAAAATGCCGTTTTCCAGTCTGTATAATTCTGCCATTCTATCACCTCCCTTAAATAAAAATATTGCGCATGCCCACTGCCTTTGGCGCTCCGCTGCCGTTTATCGGCTCAACAGCATATCTGATGGCGTCGATACAGTGGTTGTAACTGTCAACCGGCTTGTTGATATATTCGTTTGTCTGCCGGTCTTTCTGATACGTATAGTTTTCCAACTCTTCTATTGTCTTGACGCAACGATCATCAACTATCCACTCGAACTGCTGCAAAAAGCCGATACCTTGGATAATACTATCGGGGCCTTTCTTAGCCGGTTTTATCCGGACTATTCCACACCGCTTTATTTCAGCGATTGATTTTTTTTCGGCAGCGTCAGCCGTGATGATTTCTTTGCTATATCCCAACTGTTTGATAACCTTGGCTATCTCGTTGTTGAGCATGCCCTTTTTCGCATACTCTTCAAGCACGTACAGTTTCTTACCTTTGACATCAGCTTTGACATGCACGAAAACTGACGGGTCGTTGATATAGCCAAAGTCAAGGCCAAACAACGAAGGATACTGCGTCAGCTTATCGGGATGCAGACGCCTGCGTTCAAACGTCGGGAAAACGAGCTTGTCAAGCGTTGCAAATTCGCCTAACGTATAGATCTTGTAATAGGCGGGGTTAGTACGTTTAAGCGCCTCAATCGTTGCTATGTTGTCTGCGTCAAGAAAGCGATTATCTTTGTATGTGCTATGGTGTACGGCAACACGGTTGTGGTCGTATACGCTATCAGGTGCAAACCATTGCTTGTACGTCCAGTTAACCTTTGACACCGGGTTAAACATACAAAACAGTTGTCTGTTCTTGTGCTTAGGTTCACGCAAACGAAGAGTAAGCTGCGTGTAGTCGTCAAGGGTGAACTCACTGGCTTCTTCCATAACCACGTCTGACAAGCCTTTGATTGACTTGATACGTTCCGGGTCCTGCATGCCCTTGAACAAGAATTGCGCCCCGTTGGGTAGCGTAATCGTATAGTTGGTCTGATTGACTTTGCACAACGGTAGCAGCTGCCATCGTGACAGACAGTCGAGAACGTCAGCGAAAATTGAATCCTTGATTGTGCGGTCGACTTTGCGAAGCCATAGTACCTTGCGCGGGTACGGCCATTTCTTGAGTGCTTTGAGTACGACTTTTTGCACAACGCCATGCGATTTGCCTGAGCTGGCGCCGCCATAGGTCAATACCAAACCTCAATGAAATGGCTATAATCAAACAAGTTATCAAAGATCTGTTTATTAAATACTTTATTTGGTTTCGGAAAATTCAAATTGATGTTTGGCACGGTATCACCTTCTTTTGTTCACTAGTCGTCTTCATCATAGTCACCAACTCCGATGTTGATATCCATAGCGCCGCTGATCTCTTTACGTTCCGTGAACATGCCATACGCTCTGCCCATACATTCTGCCGCTTTGAGCCGGTCTTTAGTGCTTGCTGGCACTTCTAAAATTTTGCCGCTATTTGATACGACCTCTTCTTTGACTTCGCCACGGACTACCGCGGTAAAGAATTTCTGTATCTCTTCTTGAGTTGCGATGGCGTTACTGTGGCGCTCGTTCATAACCTTATCGATCCACGGCCTAAGTTTTCGCAAGTTTTCAGCCCCTTGAGTTTCGGGATGCTTATAGCCGGCAATGCGTGCAGCTTGAGCAGCGTTCATTTTAGCTTCGCCCAGATAGGCGTCAATAAACGTACTTTGCTTAGCCGTCAGTTTCTTTTTCTTTTCAGTCACATATACCACCGCCTCTCTTTCTGAACTAAAAATAAAATAAAAAGAGTACGGACAACTCCGTACTCTTTAACGCCTTACACTTTAGCATGATTCTAATGTTACCGATTGTACACTGATTATGCACCGATTATACACTACTTTATAACGATTGATTTTGTTCCGCCGACGTACAGTTTCGTGATATAACTCAGCGTGTAATTCATCTCGCACGCAATGCTTTCAAGGGGTATACCGCCGATATAGTACCGGTCCAGTACCTCAGCTTGGCGCTGATTATCCAACGTGTCGATGCACTGCGTAATTTCACATCTGATTCGACGCATGTGCTTTAGCAGCGTATTGATCTTGTCTTCCAGTTCATCATGTTGTATCAGCTTATCATCAAGCGTGATTCGCACCGACGCTTTCGGTTCGCTGGTCAGCTTAGGCGATTTGAGTGCCGCCATATCCTCGTCTATCTGTGCCAGCTTGCTTTCCAACCGCCCGATTTTCTCGCTTAAAATTCGATAGCGTATCAGAAACGCTTTGTTTTGTCGAAACTTGTCGTCTGTCGATATAGTGCGCATAGCATCACTCCCATTCCACGTTTAAGAATTTTGCGAAATCATCAGTCTTTGGAATTTCCAAAATGCCAGAAAATGCCAGGAAATTATCGCTGTCATTTTTTACATAAAATGCCCGTTTGGCTTTCCTGCTCAAAGAATCACACTGAATAATTTCTGCATTCATTCCTCTGATAGCTGCGTTGAATAGCAAGAACGGAATCGCCCTGTCTGACAGTTCTTCAAGATGATACCAATACGCTCGTGGACTATAGGTAAAAATGCTGGACGTTAGAACGTCATTGACCATAGTTTCTTTTCTTTTGAGCACAAACGCCGGATCTTCTTTGATGTTATAGACCCAACGGGCTATCATCATGCCCCCAGTGCCCGCTGCCATCTCATAATAATCAGTCTGCCCTGGTTCAGAAACAATCGAATTTGTCAATTTAGCAACTGAATTAGGCGTAAAATCCTGCTTCTTCGACTTTCTTTCGGCTTGCTCAGTTTCAAAGTATTCATGAAACCAATCATACTCTAGATTAGTGTCGATTTTTAGAAAATTTCTAAACAGCTTCTCGCGTTCTTCTCTTTCGGACAAAATCTCCATCAATCTGTCCGGCGCCTTAAATGCATCGTCAATTCCCAACAAGTTGTTTACCGTTTTGACATCAAATTTAACCATTATCCACCTCACAAACTCGCAATCTTTTGCGCTATTTTCTCGTTGTCCCGTGCCTTTTCCGTTTCAAGCCGATGGATATACACGGCTCTTGTAACAGAATCGTCTGCATGCCCTAACCGCTCAGCTACCGCCATGCTGCTAATCCCTTGCGACACCAAATATGTCGCATGCTCATGCCTCAGACTGTGCAGCGTAATCTCAGGCACCCCTGCTTTTTGGCAAGCTCGTTTAAGCTTGTTGTTAAGGGTCGAATTAAATTGAAAACCTTTAATTCTGAAAAAAATGCTTTCGTCCGGATCAGCGCCCCTTGCGTTTTTCCATAACATGTACAAAACCGCATCATCTACAACGATCGTCCTGACCGAATACTTGTTTTTAGTCGGGGCAAAAGCTCTGGTCCCTTTCTGGTTTCCTTTGTAAGCCAGCGTCTTGTTTATGCTTACCGTTTTTCTTTTAAAATCGACATCATTAAGCGTGATGCCCAACGCTTCAGCAAACCTCAAACCGGTCTTTAACAAGATCAGGAAAAAATTCGCTTCGGACGTGTTTTCATGCTTAAGTTCTTGGATCAATTTTTTCATGTCTTCAATTTCCATAAATTTTTGCTTTTTCTTGCTTGGCTTTTTGCCTTGAGGAATTTTCGCGTCAAAAGTAACGTCACGCTTTAACAACCCGTCAATGTTATACGCTCGTTTAAGTGCCCAGGCTAATTGGTGATGAAAATCGGTAATCGTTGCTTTTTCTCGCGTTTTGCCGTACTCATTCAAGATTTGCTGGTAGTCATCCGCGGTCATTTTGGATAAAACCAAATCGGGAAAGTTTTCGATCAAAAATCGCCCGTTTGAGCAATATTTGTTGTATGTCTGTTCACACACCTGGCCTTTTTTGTACGTTTCAATTTCCTTAAAAAAGTAATCCGTGAGCAGCATTCAATCACCCCGCCTGAACTCCCAACCATTCTCTATATAACATCTGCCGCCCTTGGTCTTGTCTCTAAGGCGGCCTTCTCTGAACCCAAAAGCTTTTTCCGCTTTGTTCATAGAACTAAACGTTTTCTGTTCGCCCGTTTCGATGTTCAGGCAAATCATGTGCACACCAGGCCTTATGCCCGGGGGGCACACATAAGGATGCATTTGATGATAAAGTCTTTTTAAGCCGTAATCAGAAACCTTTCTTCCGACAGTCGATTCTGTCAGCCCTGTTGCCTTGGCGATGTCTTTATAAGAGTACCTTTTTTTAATCATGTCTTTAAGCGTTTCCCGATTAATTTTTCGAGAACGTTTGGGGTTCGCATGGTATGACTTTCTCATGCCTGCGATAAACCGTACCGCTTCTTGCAGATCATCATCTTTGATTTCGTTCAAGTCTAAGAAAATGTCATAACCATAATCGGGATAACGTTTAAGGATTGCATTTACTGTTTCAGTAATGTTCATGTGGCCACCTCCTCATTTTAAATAGTCTTGAGCCTAATTCCTAAAATCGCTTAGAAAGTCCGTTATGACGTTTTAACGATATCCTGCCAATCGTAACTCACGTCGGTTCTGATAATCGGTTCCAGCTTCTTCGTCGCTCCCGTGATTGTGGCTTTGAAGTCATGTGCTCTGATAACCACCACCTCAACGGGCAAGCCATACAAACGGGCAAACATGTTGAATTTAAGTTTTGCTTTTTTATCGATTGCGTAATCGGAAAAACCATTCTTGACGTCATACACGTGTTTCAAACTCCCGTCTTCGTTATAAACCACGAAATCAGCTCTGTATGCAGTTCTCTTAAGGTTGACTACTTCCAGTCCCTCATACTTATCCATCAGTACAAAGTTCTTTTGGCACTCAAACTTGTAGCCGCTTGGCTTGACGTAACGTTCATAGAATGCCGCTTCTTTCTGTGAATCAAAACGGTACCCGTCAAGCTCCACTTTCTTCGCAAAATGTGATTGCGCCTGTACTTTCAATCGTTATAGCCTCCCTTAATGATTGCTTCAACATAACGGTAGTACTGCTCTTTAGCCGCTTCGCAAGGAAACGGTTTAAAGCTTTTTTCGTCAAATCCGATAACGTCATACATCAGCTTGATCAGTGCCTCAACCTTATCTCTTTTGTGCATCAGTATCTCATACTGCCTTGCCTCAAGCGGATTCAGCTCAGGGTACTTCACCGTTTCGTACTCCTCTTCGGTCAGCCAAGTTCCTTCCTCCCCTTTGTCAATAAGATAGTATCCATCGAAATAACCCACTAATTCGCCAATTGTTGTTTTGACTTTTACTTCTTTTTCCATTCCTCTTCCTCCTCAATCAGTTCGATTGCAAGCACGTCGTCAACATCAACAGTCACGTCGGGGATTGCAGTTCTGTTGTGTTCAGTACAAACGTTGATAATTCCGTTTTCGGTTGCAAAAAGGCTCCGTACTTTAATTTCTACAGCATTGACAAACCCGCTTTTATTCTTCAAATATTGTGGCTTAATTTCTAAGCGGTACTCTCCAAGCTGATTGCGGGAAGCAATGCAGTATGCGGTGCATGTGATTTTAAACATTCTTTTCTTCCTCCTTTTCTGCGTGCGATTCTGATTTGTGCGTCAGTTTAAAACTTTCATCCCCCTACCAACCACCGGCACAAAAGCCAGATGGCACCGAACCAAATGCTCAATGCAATCAGCACCAGGCAACCGCCGTTGACTTTCTTGAATTTCATTCGACCACCTCCTTCAGCTGCTCTTCCTGAGCTTCCATAATGTCAAACAGAAAACGTCTGGCTAGTGCGCTTGGATATCTCTCGTAAATGACGTTCAACGTCTGCACTAGCCACTCAAAATAATTCTCATTCAGACCTCCGCATCGTCGTACCATGACGTTGCTTGCCTGCATCCACTTTTCCAGATCTGCAAAGAATGCTTTCCAATCCATCTGACCACCCCCTCAAATTGGTATACCTTCCGTCCTCTTTCATTCCTTCAGCTGACCACCCTCAAGACTGGACGGTTACCCTCTTAAAAATTAAAATTAATTTTCTCGAACGCCTACACAAACATACGTTCAATGTTGTATCACACCTTTTAAAAATTTTTTTAATTTTCCACCGTATCACACCCTCTTCTTCCTAGCCGTATCACTCTCCTTTCAGGATAGAGTGATACGAGGCTAGAGATAGAAGCATTTCTAACCTGTATCACACTCAAGAGTGATACAAGAGTGATACGATATCACTCTAATAGCTTGATACGGTGTGATAAAGCCTGATACAACAATTAAAACAATATTAAAAGTTCTCTAATCTTAGAATCAATCTAAATTATCTTCACCCTCTTTTTTGAACATCATTCCATCGGACGCTTCAAATTTTTCGCTCTTTTTTATACGACGGTATACGTTCGGCTTTTGAATTTCCAAGTAATCGGCCACTGCGGTAATCTCAATTGGTCCACCGTCTTCGCTTAAAATGTTAAATGCTTCTTCCAATTCAAATTGTGATTTTTGTGCTTTTTTCTCGTTGGACTTTTTGACCGACTGTTTCCAACTGTTGTTCCCCGCCGTTTCCAACTCGATATCATCAAGGCTTGTATCGATCGTGTGTACCGGATACTCGAACCAGACGTTAACTGGCTTGAACTTCGGGAATTCACGAAGAGTGCCCTCAACTCGCCACGCCGTTTCGCTGCGTGCGTTGTCTACCGCTTGATGCATACGCTGAGAGTTTTCCTTGAGCACGTCCTCATAATTTGGTATCGCTCTGTTGATGGATACCATGACGTGATGTCCCATGCGCTGCTTGTCTAACATGTCGCTTTCGCTGATTTGATTGAGATAATCGGGACGGTATTTAGCAATTGTCTGATAAAACGTTCGGCAGGCGGTCCTATTTTCCAACGCGTCATATCTTGCCTCATCAATGGGTAGCTGGATCAGGTCAAGGATTGCGTCAGGGTCACGGGCAAAAACACCGGATCCTGACGAACGGTCGATTGACGACTTGCCCCCCTGCGCACCTTTTGAATGGTGGTGAGCGTAAATGACCGCGCAATCTAGCTCGGTGGCTATCCGGTCGAACTGGTTCACAAAGTCCGCCATGTCATGAGCGTTGTTCTCGTCTCCCGTCAGCACTTTGTAAATCGGGTCAATCACGATTGCGATGTAGTGGGCGTCCTTGGCACGTCTGATGAGCTTAGGCGCCAGTTTGTCCATAGGGCTTGTTTTACCGCGCAAGTTCCAGATATCCGCGTTGGCAATGTTTCGGTGGTCATACCCTAGCGTGTTGCAGATGTCTACGAAGCGTTGCTTAGCCGACCGTCCGTCAAGTTCCAAATTGACGTATAGAACTTTGCCTTGAGTGCATTTAAAACCTAACCATTCTTTGCCGTTTGCAATTGATAAGACAAGGTTGATCAGCAAGAAGCTTTTGCCTGCTTTTGAAGGACCGGCAATCAGCATTTTATGCCCCTGTCTCAGCACGCCCTGAATAAGCTCCGGAGCAAGCTCGATCGGCTTGTCAAACAATCCTTCGAGATTTTCGATGTCCGGCAAATTGTCATTCAAATCTTCGACATATTCTTGCCATTCATCCCAGTTTGCTTTGCCAATGCTTGTTGCGACAAGAAACTGTTTCTTGTTTCCTCGTTCAAATCCGGGAAGACGGGTCAAGCGTGACGGGTTCTTGTTTTGCTTGTCGATTTTGAGCCCGTTCTTTTGCATGATGTCATACAGATAATCGACCCGTTCTTTGTACTGTGGGTAATTCTTTGCGTCCACCTTGACGATTGCATGGAGCGATTTCCCGCCAGTAAAGGTCAGCGCCGCAATCGGTAACTCTAATTTGTGATAAATCTCGTTTTGCAGCTGAACGGGAATTGAATCCGATTCGACCAATGCATATTTAAATTCGGTTACGTTGTCATTTTTGACCCCGTTTCCGTCAAGCGGATTAAGCCTGATCCACGCCCCCGCATTCTTATCCGGATCCCCCATGACAGCTCCGACGTCTCCGCCGTTTCTTCTGAGAGCATCCGTGATGTCTCCTGCTGTTTTCGTGTAAATTCCTTGACCACCGGGAACGTACTTGATGTTTCCGTCTTTTTCGTGTTCATAGGCGGTGGTAACAAACCCGACGATATCACCAGGATCAAATACTGCATTCAAGAACTCGGTGATTTGTTGTGCCGGGTTCCAATTTGCCGGTGGCTTGATTTCCTCGCCGCTCATGTAGGCAGTGTCGATAAGTTTATAGTCCTTATCGATCGTCGGATTGAAACGCTCTTCTGCTTCAAACGAATCATCCCACCCAAACGCTTCTTGATTTTCCTTCCTCATTCCTCCTTGCCAGCCGTTGTTTTTTGCCATTTGCGTAATTGTTGCTCCTGTCACAATCGAGCCTTCATCGTCAAATGTCTGCCACTTCTTTTCACATTCGCCGTCATGATACCGGGCTCCGTCTCTTCGTGACCATGCGTCCCAGTCGGTTTCATCATATCCTTCGTGTTTAAGAGCCATGCCGACCTGCACCCACTCGGTATAATCAAGCGTTGCCGGGTCGATGTAGTCGAGCAGCGGCAATAAGTCAAACTCTTTCATTTTTATCCTCCTTTTGGTGTGATAATGCACGGTCGGGGAATCGAACCTCGATGAACGCCGTCCGTCCGTGCTACCTTTTTAAACCGGGATTATGTCATCCCAGCCGAGATATTGATCAAGGTCGGTTGCTGCAATGCTTAACGGCTGATACGTATGAGCATCGACCTTGTGCGGCACTTTCCAGCCGTTTGCTGCAATGCGTGTAATCATGTCGCTTGCTTCTTTAAATTGCCAGTTGCCTACGTGTCTGAACCCGTATTTTTCCAGACACCGGATTTGTTTAGGCGTGGTCAGCCCCGTTACGGCTCGTTTGTGCAGGCGATCAAGAATCAGTTTGGCCTTGCCCGCGTTCTCGATTTCATCAGGCAAAATGCCTAAGCGTTCCAATGCAGCTTTCTGTTTTTGAGTAGGCGGTCCCATTTCCCAACCAAATGTCGGCACGTAACTACTCAAATCTTCCGCTTGAATCGACATTTCAAATTGGAGCGGATCAACGAGCTTTCGCTTGCGTTTTTTGCATGCTTCCAATTTTTCAGCCAGCGCATTCTCTCGCTCTCTGACAACATCTTTTTCTGCCTGTTCTTCGGCGTTTTCGATATCCACCGCTTGCCCTGCGGCATCTTCCAAGTTCTCAGTCATCTTCTTAGCTGTTTCTGCATTCTTGCAGATTAAGTTAGCCGGATGGCAAAGCTCCATATTTTCGGTGTGCCAAAGGAAGTCGAGCAGCAGCAACTCTTTCTTGCCCGGTGCCAGTCTGGTGCCACGTCCGACCATCTGGCTATACAAGCCTCTTACTTTTGTAGGGCGCAAGACTACCACACAATCAACGCTCGGACAGTCCCAACCTTCCGTTAATAACATCGAGTTGCATAAGACGTTGTATTTGTCTTCTTCAAAATCTTTCAAAACCTCTTCACGGTCGGCAGACGCCCCGTTTACTTCGGCAGCTTTCAAGCCTTTTCCGTTTAAGATGTCTTTGAACTTCTGTGACGTTTTGACGAGCGGCAGGAACACCACTGTTTTGCGGTTCTTGCAATATTTGACCATCTCGTCTGCGATTTGTTCCAAATACGGGTCCAGTGCAGTGTCGAGGTCGCTTGTCGAAAAATCTCCGGCTTGTTGCTTGACTTCGCTTAAATCAACCTTAAGGGGGATAGTCAAGGCTTTAATCGGCGATAAATAGCCTTCACGAATAGCGTCGTTTAAGCTGTATTCGTAAGCCATGCTTTCGAAATATTCGCCGAGGTTCTTCATGTCGCCCCTGTCCGGTGTTGCCGTAACGCCCAGCACTTTCGCGTTCGGGAAGTGCCCCAGCACTTTCTGGTAGCCTTCGCTGATACAGTGATGGGCTTCATCAACCACGATCGTGCTAAAGTGTTCGGGTTCAAATTTGCTCAAACGTTTTTCTCGTTGAAGTGTTTGAACGCTGCCGACAACAACCTTTGCTTGAGTTCCAAGGCTTGTCTGTTCGGCCTTTTCGGTTGCCGTTTTGAGCCCTGTAGCTTTAAGCAGCTTATCGCTTGCTTGCTCAAGCAGCTCTCCACGGTGAGCAAGGATCAGGCATCTGTCGCCCAGTTTGACCTGATCTTCGACAATTTTTGAGAAGACTACCGTTTTGCCTGTTCCAGTGGGCAAAACGAGCAGGGTTCGTTTGCGCCCTTCTTCCCATTCTTTCTCGACCGCTTCCCTCGATTGCTCTTGGTACGGTCTCAGTTTCACTTCTTCCATTTATTTCACTTCTTTCTCTTCCCGTTTAGAATGTCCCTGGGAAGAAATCGTTATTTGGTGCTTGTTGTGGTGCCTGTTGTGGTTGAACAGGTTGCTGCTGTTGTTGCACCGGTTGCTGATATCCTTGCGGTGCCTGTTGCTGTGCTGGTTGCACTGGCGCTTGTGGTGGCTGACCGCCTTTTTTAAATTTCTTAACTTGGTTGTTTGAGCGTTCTTGACCGTCACGGCCCGTGTATTTGTGGATAGTCAGCGTTGCAACGCCATGTGAACCGACCACTGCATTCCAGTTAGGTTTGAACGGTTGGCCAACTACCGGCGCCTGGCCGATTGATCCGAAAAACTCGGTTAACTTCCACGCCAACGATTTGAGCAGATAAAGCCGTTCAGTTACCGTGGTGTTGCCTTGTTCGCCGCCGTTGAACCGGAGTGATACTTCAGCGTAAGGCGCGCCGTTCGGGATCTTTTGCGAATTCCCGTCGTACATTTTGCGCTCGATCTTCGTTACTTCAAAAGGATAGTCACCGTCTTTGAGCGTTGTAAATTGTGATTCTTCCGCGACAAACGAGCCGTCCCAGCTCAAAAATTCGTTGTCCATGCCGGATGTATTGTTGTTAAAGTTATTGTTGTTAAAGTTATTGTTGCTCATCATGTTATTCATCATGTTGTCGTCCTCCTATATTATTGTTCCGGGTTGAAGAGGTCTGTCTGCGATGACTTGATCGTCACAAAGATGTCTAGATCCTTCAACGCTTTCAGATTTTCCAAATTAACGTCCGAACTGTGTGCTTCAAGCGCAATCTGTACGTTGCCGTTCTTGTCGACCGTAAACTTCGTGATGTTTGCGGCCAAATTTTCAATATCCAATTTTTTCATTTTTTCCATAATTTAGTCCTCCTTATTTAGCCAAACTCAAGGCCATCTGCCAGTTGTCGGCGATATGTTCCCACAACTGGGTAGGCACTGCTTCGATTGGTGTTCCCTCAGGCATGAATTTGCCGTTGTAGATGATCGTCATAATGCTATTAGGGCTTAAGCCCGATTGGGAAGCCAGCTCAACGACTTTTTGCGGCACGCTTGACGGATAACTGTACGGATAACCGTTTGTTTGCGGTTTTGCTTGCGCCCCTTCAGTTGCCGCTAAGAATTTATCTTTGATTGCACCGTATTCAAACGGCAATTCGTCCGGCAACCCGAGCCGGTTTTTTGCATCCCAGGCGGGCATGTGCGTTGTATACATGACACGTTGGCCACCCGTTGCCTTCTTCGACCCGCTTCCGCTTGCTACTACGGTTGTTTTGTAGTTGGCGAATAAGAGCATGTCGCACCATTCCTTGATCAGTGCCGCATCCCTCTTTTCCAGTTTGAGGACATAGCGATCAAATGAACCGACCTGATCAGGCAATTCAAATTTCTTTTGCACGGCGTGAGCCGTCAAAACAACGTTCATGCCCGCATTCTTGACCATTTCGAGCCCCCTTAAGAGCCGGATGATCTCGTTTGACAAAGCGACGTATCTCACGCCGTAATCTGTCTGGTCGATGGCCTGCCATTTGTGCTTGGCCATCAAGTGCTGCTTGGCGAGCTCTTCCGCCCAATCGGCAGTATCGATCACCAGTGTTTTGCCCTGTGGGCTTTGAGCCATATACGCAATTTCCTCAAGGAGCATCGTCCAGCTATCGGGATCGGGCAGCTTTCTGGCGTCAATGAAACCTGTTGATCCTTCCGTGTCAATAAAGATCGGATCGGGAAAATGACTGACAAAAGTAGTCTTTCCAATGCCCTCAACCCCGTACAGCACAACCTTCATAGGCTTCGTTTTACGGGTGTTTGTGATGGTAAAATTCATTCAATCACCGTCTCTCTCTCGCTCGCTTTGATCACTTTTACACCGTTCGTGATGCAGAAACGGGCTACATTGTCGAGCTGTTCTTTGGTGCCTTTAAGCGTAAAGGTCACCTGTTGCAGCTCATGCTTAACCTCTCCATTTTCGTTGACCAAGCGCCCATCTCCAATATCCGTCATAGCAGCTTTTTGTTCTGCCACTTCGGCTTGTTTGGCTTGCTTGAAAAGGTCGGCTGTTTCTTCCTTGTCGATCAGATCAGATTCAATTTTGTTTGAAACGTCGATGTATGACGTTCCGTTTTCGTGCATTTCAATGTACGGAGCCGGCGCAAGACCACTCTTAATGCATTTCTTCTTGATTTCGTCACGTTCTTTATAGAGATTAGCGAGCACCTTCATCTGTTCGCCGATTTCCCGTGTTATCGTTTTTTGTGACGTTGATTTTAACAGCCACTTGTCTGCAACAGGTAAATCTTCAGACTTGACACCATAGTTAGGTGCCATTTCTTCAATGAGCGCTTGCACTTTGGCTTTGCGTTCTTCTTTTTGCGTTTCTTCAAACCCGTCAATGGTCAACTTGAGCTCTTGTGACGCACTGTCGCAATCGCCTTCAAGCGCTCTGAGCGTTGATTCAAAGAGTTCAAACGGTGCATTCCAGGCCCTTTTGTACTCTTTGCGAACGTCACCGATTGCTTTTTTCAATTTGTTGACCTCAGCACGTGATGCCTTGGTCGCCTTGATACTTTCATCCGTGGCTACTAAGCCTTTTGTCTGGTCTAATTTGCCGGCAACCAGTTTCTTCAGTTCTCCCGCTTGCGGAAAATCGATTGTGCCGGGTTTAAAGTTGACTGATAAATTTTCCAGTTTTAAATCGTTCATTCTATTTCCTCCTATTTCGTGCTATAATGTAAGCAACCCAAGATTTTTTTACCGCCTTATTTAAGGCGGTTTTTTTGTTTAGTTTTCTACCCTCACCTCTTCGATTTTTGTTTCGACAACGGGGAGACTTGTCAAGCTCTGGCCAAACCCTAGCAGCAGCATATGCAAGCGAGGATCTCTGACTTCGTATGATGCTTTGACAAGTACATACCCTGTCCAGACCCATTCTTCGGGAGCGTTCCACGGCTCGCTTTCAGGTCTCGTGTCCACGTTGATTTTTCCACTGAACGTGATCTTGTCGTCTTCGCCAACTTGATGGCAGAATGTCGGCAAACGAACAAGTGTCTTGTCTTTTTCGTTTCCTTCGCAATCTGTGCCTTCGTAAGGATCGTACTCGACCGCCGCTAGCGTGACATATTCCGTTTCCGGGCCTTCCAATGTGATTTTGTCGGCTTGAATTCCCAAGCCATTTTCTGTTGCTTTAATTTCGCTCATGTTCTCATCCCTCCTCGATTCGTTCGATTTTATACATTAAATTAGCATTGATGGCCATATCAGGTGCAGCACCTTTGTGGCTATCGTCGATCCAAATGGCAACAAAGCCTTCGTCAATTTCGGCATCGTAAACATCTAGAGTGGTAATCCGGCTTAAAATTTTACCGGTACTTCGCAATTCGATGTTCAGCAGTTCATTTTTGACGGGATAACGTTCCTCATCGCGTTCTTCGTACGTAATTCTGAACCTTTTCATTTCTTCGCCTCCAGTTGTTTGTTTTTCATCTTCATTAAAATGCGATGGTTATGTTGCGTTAGCCTCAACGCAATAAGCAATTCCTTTTCATTCATGTTCATCACCTCGATACATTTTTTCAAAATCGTCAATGGCATCAGCAACAAATCGTGCAACATTTTCTTTCTTCTCACCTTGGAATCTCCCAAGGATTTCGCTCGTCACCTTTTTTGCTGCTTTTTCGCCGTGTGTTTTTTCAGTTTCAAAAATTACGTACGCAAGCGACAACATGCTGATAGTGCCGCCAAAACGCCAGCCGGTACCGGTACTACCGGTTCTTTTTCGTTTGATTTCATTTAAATTTCCTCCTTGCTTTTTCAATTTCTTCGATTTTCTTAAGCACTCTTTCAAGCACTTTATCCCCAAATGTTTCTTGGGCGCCGTCTATCATCCCCTTGGCACTTTCGCCATGAGCCTGCATCTCAAGGGCGCCGAATGCTACTATATAGGCTTTCAGCTCATTTCTAATGTCAACGTCGTCAGCGCTATCAATGAGTACAGCAATATCGTTAGCGATTTCGTTAGTGTTTTCTGTTTTCCAATTAGCAGTGCCAGCCATGGCCATCAACATACCTAGCGCTCTGACTGGGATTATGACGGCCTTTTCTTTTTCATCCATTTAAATTTCCTCCTTTGAATTTGATACTGCGTTGTTTAATACCTCCTGCAAATCGGGAGGCAAGACAACTTTGGT